TCGTATGCCTGCTCTAACGACGGGCACATTTTCAAGAAGAACATGACGGCACAATACAGAGATTTATCTGGTATATATTCCATGCACTGCCCTCCTTCACTTATCTGATTCTCAGGCTCTCCGACTGCTCCAGATGGCACCAGTCATAGACAACGCCCTCTTTCAGTTCCTTCTTGATCGCCGCCGAATCGACTTTCGGCTCCTGCGGGATTAAGAACTCGTCCGGAACTCTGTCCGGCATGTCGATTTTCAGAGCAGGCGGATTCTTCTGGATGCCGTATCCGAACAGCTCCGTCTTGAATTTGGTCTTGCCCGTCAGCTTCATTGCTGTCATGAGCGCCGCCTTCATCCGGTCAATATTGGCTTCTACGGACTTCGCACCGTCGAGGAGACGTTTCGCCTCTGCTTTCCGTGCGTCTGCTATGGCTTTCAGCTCCTTCATAACCTTCGCATATCCGTCAGCCTTGTCCTCGAACTCGCCCTCGATCGCCTCCATCGTATCGGCGAGTGCTTCCGGGTCAGTGTCCGGATCGAGCGCCATGCTTAATAATTCCTGATAGGCTTCTGTTAACTGATAGAGAGTGCTCATTCCGTCCTCCCTTCTCCCGGCATATCGAGCCGGATTCTAACAAGCAGGTCGTTGATTTCGCTTCCCGTACCCACTACCTTGATGAGTTCCTCGACCGCTTCGAGCGAATCGTATTCGAGCGTGATATCGTTCTCGCCCTGTACGAGAATAGCTTTAATCATGCTGCGCCTCCCTCCAGAGCTTGACTGCGTACACGCTCATCCTGTGATACTCGTCCAAAAGTTTACTGTCGCTGTCTTTGTCGAGGTTGAAGTAGAACCTGTCCGGCTCGTCCTCCGCAACCCATCCGGTCGGATGCACGTCTACGTCGATTCGGTTAATATGCCCCGAATAGTTGCAGAATGCGGTCGGATGCCCCTTGCCATTCCTTCTGACAGCTCCGCCGTTGATTTCAAGCGCAAGGTCGAGCACGGCCTTCGCGAATGTTTCTCTATTCATGCCTGTTCCTCCATTTGATAACCGCCCGTCCAATCCGGGCAAAATACTTGTTCTGTTCCAGTAGCCATTCAAGGCCAACTATTTTGCGCTCCAGCCGTCTCTGTTTTTCTTCCGAATCGAGCAGCAGTTTCGCCAGAGCTTCAGTCCGGGCGGCTTTGTTCGCGCTGTAAAAAGCACAGCCCTTACAGCTCGTGTTCGACGTTGCCCGGCACAGTCTCCGGTCTGCTCCCTGATAAAAGATACAGGATGGAGCGTGTCGCTCTGTCGGTTTCAGATTCAGGTATCTGTCTACGATTTCCCCGGGAGATAATTCCGGTTTTTTCTCCGGCTTCTCCTCGTCTGCCTTGCACCATGGACAACGACCGTTTTTCAGATACGGCTCCGTCAGCAGGGAGCATATACCCCTCCCGTCCCGATACTTGCACGGTCTGCGATCGATGCAGGGAATGCTTTCCTTTTTCATATACGGCATTTCAGCGCCTCCTTTTCCTCGTCGGTCAGCTCATGCCGAGCGCCATCGAAAAAAAAATATGGTGTATCGCTGTCCTCTCCGTAAATCTGGCAGGCATAAATGATTCCGTCGGATTCGATGTTGATATACGGTCTGGAATAAATCGAAATCGTCCTCATACCGTTATCCTCCCGATATTCCCGACTATCACCCGGAACAGCTCCACAGCCAGGTCATGCACGTTGACGAACTGAGCGTCACCGATGCCGAGTTCCCGTTCAAGTTCCAACGGCTTATAGGCCGGAGCGGTTTCCAAGTTATCGCCGTAATTAGCAAAATCAACGAGTGTCGCAAACCGGACGGCTATCTTTCCACGCCCGATAATGTCGGAATCGTGATAGCGTTCCGGCGTGGCAGAGCGGATGCCCTTAACCAGATTTCTGATATGCGCTTCCGATGTGCCGAGCTCTGTGGCGGCTTCGGAGACGCTTAGATATTGCTTCATGTATTACCCTCCTGTTTTTTGGAAAAATAGAAGATTAGCTATCATAACGAAGAAATACCCGCCGAAAGTGTTTCAGTCTGTGTTTTCTCTGTTATCTGTTGGAGATTTTGCTTTAAAACGCATCCTGATAGCTTCTTTCTCTTCCTCTGTGAGCGGTCTCTTTTCGACCTGCTTCGACCTGCCGAACACGAGATTCTTCGGAGCCTTGTATTCCTTGCTCACGATGTCCTGACCGGAATAGTTTTCGGTATCAAGTTTCCAGTCTCCGTTCTCCACGAACTTGTCGAAGCGGGTCATCATGGTATAGTCGCTCGTATAGATCGTTGCTTCTTCATCCTCCCGATACCATCTGATAATGGTTTCCTGTTCCTTAAAAGGTGTTTTCATGTGTTATCCCCTCCGAGAAAATCAAATATAGTTATCTGCGCCTGTTCCTGTTCGAGAGACTCCATATTTTTTACTGCCTGCTCGAAATACGCATCCTTCAGCTCAATACCGATTGCTCGCCTGCCCATCTTCACAGATTGATACACTTCCGACCCGATGCCCATGAACGGAGTAAATACAACGTCGCCAGGATTTGAATACAGGTCGACGACGCGCTCTATTACATCGAGCTGTAACGGGCAGATGTGGCGTTCGGATTCTTCATCCGAAAATAACCGGTTCAATGTATTGCTCTGGTTAATGTCCCACCACACCGGGCTGTTGTATTCGTCCCAAATTGGACTTGCTACCTGCTGCCACTTGGAGACCGGATAACTTTCATTGGTATGCGTCACTCTGTTTGGATTGTCTCCCGGCTTCCGCATGTACACGATATAGTCAGGGATGCCCATTCTGCTCATGCAGCTATCTTTTTTGATTTGCTTATGGAGCAGCCCGAGAGCTTTTGTCCTCTGCATTGCCGTGACCGGATTCTTCCAGATACACACCTCCGAGTGATAGATAAAACCGTTGTCCTGAAACAATCGGATTAAATCGCCTCTGAAGTCCTTAATCCCGATGTATCCGTCCCGTTCTTTTGAGGTCGGAAGATTCATACAATGCACTGCCATGATTCTGCCGGGCTTCAATATCCGGTAAAGCTCAGTTACGATAAAACTAAAGTGAGCAAAAAACTCTGCGTCATTCCTGGAATTTTCTAAATCCCTATCGCTGTTCGAATATGTGTATAGCGATGAGAATGGCGGAGAATAAACGATCAAATCAATGCTGTCGTCGGAAATTCCTTTTATGACTTCCGTGGTGTCTCCGCAGTACAACGCATATCTATCTGTGATGCGCTGGTCTTTTACGCTTACGTCCATTTAGGTATATTCATCTCCTTTCTCGGATTGTATGTATCCGTGATTCGCGTTGTGTTTTTGATTTCTGACATCGTTACTTCCTTCATGAGCGCAGTCATTTCTTTTTGCATTTCATCCATCTGCGCCTGTTTGCGTTCGATGTTCTTAAGAATGTTTACTTCCTTCTCCGACAGGATGATATATGCGTTCACTTCCTTGTCCTGCCCGAATCTCCAACACCTCCGCACGGCCTGATAGAATCGCTCATAACTGTCAGACAGTCCGCAAAAAATCATGTTGTGGCATGACTGGAAATTGCTCCCAAATCCAAAAATCGACGGCTTACTGACGAGACAGTGTATTTTCCCTTCCGCAAAATCTATGCTCGACTGCGCTTTAAATGCCGGATCGTCTGACCCTTTGACCTCAACACTCCCACGGCACTTCTTATGCAGTATTGCGGATTCGTCGTTATAATCCACCCAGCAGAGCCATGTATCAGGCGACTTATTTGTCAGCTCGGACGCTTTATCGGTCCGGTCGCTCATTGATTCCTTCCGTGCATCTCGCCGTTCTTGCAGTGTCTCAGCTACTTTCGGGAATAGCTCATAGTCGTCCGCTTTTGATTTTGTGATGATTGTTTTGATGTGCAGCTCTGGTAAGTCGTACCCGGAAATCTCATATCCTAGCTCATTTGGATTGTTGAAGCATATAGCCCACGTCGCCATCCACTCCCAGAACTTACTCCTGCCGGCTTTCTTCAGCCTCCAGTCGGAAGTCTTACCGCCGTCGTGCACAAAATACGTTGCAAGCATCTCTGTTCGACTCATGATTCCGAGAAATTCGCACGTTGTGCCGATTTCCGTAAAATCATTAGGCGCTATCGTTGCGGAGCACAGTAATTTGTATGGAGTGTTGATAAAAAGGTCTGTGAGTCGTCCGGTCGTCTTGGATGTGAACGACTTAAGAATTGACGATTCATCGAGGACGATTCCAGAAAAAGCAGACGTTTCGAAATGCTCAATCATTTCATAGTTCGTTATGTTTATTCCGTCGCCTACGTCGTCCTGCGACCTGCATACATGGATAATTCCGATATCAAATTTTCTTGCTTCTTTTGCAGTCTGATTCACGACCGAAAGCGGAGCGAGTATAAGCACCGGTAATCCTGTATGCTTTGATACCTGATTAGCCCATTCGAGCTGTATGATTGTCTTGCCGCATCCGCATCCGATCAAAATAGCTGACTTGCCTTTTTTCAGCGCCCACCTGCATAAGTCCTTCTGGAAGTCGAACATATTTCGATTAAGTTCTGACTTGTCGATATCAAAACCGGATGGTTTTGCGGCTATCGCTTTTGATTTCAAGAAATCAGAATATGTTACCCTGTTCATGTGACTGTTCCTTTCCGTTCTTTCCGTTTTCACTTTCCTTTACGGTAAGTCTTTAGGCAAAGAAATAGCGTCTTCCGGGAATCCAGTGATTCGGCAGAATGCTATGAAGTATGCAGGACGCATCTCTGCTTTGCCTTTTTCCCATGTGGCATAGGTCTGTCTAGTTACTCCGAGCTTTTCCGCCATCTGGTCTTGCGTCAAATTTGCGTTGACCCGTGCGGCTTCCATGCTTATCTTCGGCATTTCCGTCCTCCTTTCTTATGCTGTCGGGTTCCTGACCCTCTTTTATATTACTTTCCTTTTTGGAAACTGTCAAGCTAAAATGTAGAAAAATTTTCCGTTTTGGCATATCATAGAGATAGGAGGTGAAAACCATGAAAGAAGAGCATAAAGAGCATGCCATACGCATCGGAAAGAACATCCTGAACCTGCTTATCATGTATGAGAAAGAACAGAAAGACCTTGCAGAATATCTCGGAGTCGGAGAGGGTACTGTATCACGATGGATTCACGGAGAGCGCACACCGCGCATGGGGACGATTGACAGAATCAGCAAATTCTTTAATGTGCCTCGTTCTGCCGTCCTGACGGATTCGGCGTATCAGTACTACGACGACGAGACCGTCCAAATCGTCACCGATCGGCTCCGTACGAACCCAAATTACAGCGTACTTTTTAAAGCGTCAGCAGATGTAAAACCGGAGAATATTGAATATGTCGCAGAACTTATCAAGAAATTATCAGATTAACATCCGCATCATGCCTCTTCCGGGCAAGATACAGTCCTTTGTCGTGTACAAGGACGATTTTTATACAATCGTGGTCAATGAATGTCTGAACCAGACCGCCAGAATGAGAGCGTATCGGCATGAATTAGACCACATTGAGAACGGAGACTTTGAATCAGATTTACCGACAGGTATGATAGAGATAAGAGCACACAAAAAAGAGGATACGCCCTGCCCTGACTTGACGTATCCCCTAATCTCAGATGAGTGATTATTTAATTGACCTGATTATATCACAGGAGGCAAATTATGTACATACGTGAACATAAAGGAAAATGGCGCTTTGCGGAATGCTATCCTGACCCGCTCACGGGCAAAAAGAGGGAAGTTTCCGTTGTGATGGATAAGAACACCCCGCAGACTCGAAAAGAAGCGTCTATCGTCCTGCAAGAAAAGATAAGAGAGAAAACCTGCACGACCTGCCCGGAGTCTATGCGGCTGTCAGAACTGGTCGACAAGTTCGTCAGCTACCAGTATTCGATGCGGAAGGAATCGACAGCGAAGCAGGATGAGATAGTTTTACGTGGTGTCTGCCGCCTCATTGGCTCGGATGTCCTGATTTCCAGAATAACCGCACCTGTCATCCGGGAAGCACTCGACCGCACCCGAAAAGATAACACATGGAAGAATATCAAAATCAAGCACATTAAGCTGTTATGGAGATGGGCATACAGACAGGGCTACGTCCCGGACCTGACCGTGCCTGACCGACTGGAACGCTATCCGGAAAAGTCCGCCCGGCAGAAGGTCATCGGCAAATACCTGGAATCCGAC